CTTGGAGTAAACACGGTATTACCAGCTATTCTAACTTCTTTATCTTGTGAAATTCTTAATGCTTCAACTGGTGTTGCAGATCAGTCAGGTGTTGTTTTAAAAACAATTCTTCATGGCATATCTCATGCTCATGGTGTCCCATCTACTTCAAAATCTATTTGTGAAGCTATTTCATAATCAGTTCCATCATGTCATAAAGCATCTATACGTCATACTATATCTCATGACTGTACAATTGTTTCTGACGCTTCTGATCATCTACTTCTTACAAGTAATAAATGCGATCAAAATCAAGCAGTATCAGAATGCCTATGTAATGTGTTTTCAGCTAAGTCAGTAGCTCATTCAGCATGAACAGAAAATGTTGATCAAAATGTTGTTCATCATATTGTTATAGTATTTTCAGTAGCAGCAACTCATACTCATAATCTATTATTTACTTCATCAAATACAACTCAAGAAGTACTACCTAATATAACAAATCATTTAGTAGCATCACCAGTAGAAGATAATGTTAAATCATCTCAACTAGCGGTTCATCAAGTTATAGTTATACCTCATGAAACTCAAGTTAATGCGTTTACTCATGTAATATTATCAGAATCATCTATTAAAACGGTACTATCCTGTAAATCATCTCATCAGGTTCAATTCCATCTAACAATAGCATTATCGGTAGACGAAGCTGCTCCTCATTCTCATAAACCATCAGGTATTGAATAAATATCCATATTTTTATTATTTACTTACTAAAGTTAGATTTTTACTTCCACTTGCACAAATTCAATTTACAGTAGCTCTAATTATAGCTGATGTTTCATCTTCTCAAGAAAAACTTATTTGTCATCAATTAGCTTTTAAAACCATTCAACTATTCATAACTGCAGCAGATCAAAAAGCAATGTACATATCTTCATTACTGTCATTAGCTAAATATAAGAAAGAACGTCATGAATCAGCTGTAAGGATAGAAGTTGTTGTAGCTCATATAGTTACAGAAGAATTTGTTATAGTTGGACTTGTATTTGCCATGGTGTTTTAATTATTAAGTAATTTTTAATTTTATTTTTTTTATTTTTTTTACTTTTTTTCAGCTTGTCTCTATCTTGTGATCATTGTCCCTTTTAGATTTATTATAATTAACATTCTTATTCTTTTTATCCTTAACCTCTAAAACCTCTACTATATCATTATCTATATCTTTAGGAATATAAAGATACTGATCTCAACCGTCTATTTCATCAGGTAGATCATTATATTGTATAGTTACTTCATATGGTTTAGGTATATTTGATATCATAATCAATAATTAAGATTCTAAATTTGATAGCCTTGATTCTAATTCCTGTACTTTTTTAATAAGTAGTAAACATAATCTTGAATATTGTACGCTTTCAGGTTGTCATTCATTGTTTTTTACAACAAAATTAGGATATAATTCTTCTAATTCTTCAGCTATAAGTCCATATTCATGACCTGATCCATTTTTAAAATCATATTCTTTTATAACTATTTGATCAAAGTTATCTGTAGTCAATGAACTGTCTACTATATTTTCTTTATATCTCTTAGATGAAGTAACTGAATGAAGTTCATTTGATCCGTTTATATTAACATCGGTTGATGCGGCTGCTGCTAAAAGATTATTCATGAAAATTCCTCCGTCAGACTGAATAGTCATTCTATCCGTACCAGTTGTCGTTGTGCTTGTAGCCCCTGTCATGAGATGTATGGTTGTAGCTGCATTAGCTTGTGCTGGTTGACCTCCTATATAAAGATCGTTTAGCCCACTAGCAGTTTTAGCAGCAATCATTGCCATTGGTTCTTCAGCAGCAGTATAATGTTGTGCCACCATTCCAACTCTTTGAATAGTAGCATCAGTTTTAACTCCTGTAAGTCTGATATTCCTATAGTCATTAGAACCACCTCCATATATAACATCTAAAGGATCTTCTGGGCTTGTTATTCCTATTCCTACAAATCCTAAATCCCCCGAATAAGTCAAACCTGTTGTATTTATAGTAAAATCGTCTCCTGCTCCTGTTCCTATCGTTACATTTAAAGCTGCATCGGTAGCTGTTAAACCTAATGCATTTCATGAAGTTGTAGTTATTGTATCTGAATCAATTGAAAGATTGTCTATTGTCAAACCAGCATTTGCCGTCACTGCTCCTGTAACTCCAAGAGTTCCAGCCATTGTTATTGCTTTATCCTGTGATATTCGCATCGCTTCTGCTGGTGCAGCTGATCCATCTGGAGTAGTTGCAAAAATAATTCTTCAAGGAGCATCTCATGCTCAAGGAGTACCGTCTATTTCAACTCTTATTTCTGCTGCCTCTGATTCAAAATCAGCTCAATCATCAATTCAAAAATATAATTTTCCTATAATATCATCATCCGCAACTATAGTATTTGATCCTATTGTAGCATTTCTTGATTTTACATATCTTAAAGTTGGTGGTTGAGTATTAGCACTCCATCTACCTAAAGTAATACTAGAATCATATGCATCTGTTCCTAATACCTGAATTGCACCTGTTCCACCATTAACAGTAGCCCCTGTAGCATCTCCAACAATAATATCTCCTGTATCACCTTGATAAACAAATCAAGTAGTATTTATAGTAAAATCGTCTCCTGCTCCTGTTCCTACTGTTACATTAAGAGCAGCATCTGTAGCTGTTAATCATAAAGCACCTGTAGAAGTTAATACATCAGCATTTAAAGTTGTATTATCAGCCGCTAAAGAAGCTGCTGTTACAGCTCCAGCAAAAGTTGCCCCCGAACTTGCCAATGTAATTGCCGTTGCTCCTGCAACTCCAATAAGCATAGTATCACTTGCATGACGATATTTTATTAACCCTATATCATTATCGCCACTATCCCCAAAAAAGATATTACTATTTGCTGTTATTCCTGCCAAAATACTAAAACCTACATCTCAACTCCCTTCAATAATAACATCATCCGCCTCCGTACTAGCGGTTGCACCAGAAGAAGCCGATTTAATATGAAGTAACGCTAAAGGGTCAGCAACACCAATTCCAACTTGTCCTGTATCACCCTCATAAACAAAACCAGAAGTATTTATAGTGAAGTCATCTCATACTCATGTACCAACAGTAATGGGTAAAGCAGCGTCGGTTGATATTATTCCATTACCAGCCATATCAATCCCTTGATCAAATGTCCATGAACTAGTAGCATTTAACCATTGTATAATTTTATCTGTATCTCATTTTAAGGTTATACCTCATGTGTCTGCATTAGCATTAGTAGGACTAGCTACACTATTAAGTTCTATATTAGGATCATCTACAGTTAAAGTAGCAGTATTTAATGTTGTAGTTGTTCAATTTACAGTTAAATCTCAAGTAACAGTTAAATCATTAACTCAAGTCATATTATCAGAATCATCAATAAGAACTGATGAGTCTTGTAATGTTGAACCAGATGTTCAATCCCATCTTGCTACTGCATTATCAGTAGACCCTCATGAAGGACCATCAAAATCTGATTCTAGTGTAGGTAACGCTGTTACCGCTAAGTTTGACATAATTTAAAAAGTTAAGCAATTAAAACTCTCACATCAGTATTATTAGATCAAGAAGCTATAAGATTAATTTTAGCTAGTTGATCAACCTTAAGACTTAATGAGTCATTTGTTGTTACCTTTAATCAAGCAGCAACCGTAGCAGCTTGTCAAATATCAGCATAAATAGTTTGTGCTCATAAAATCTGAATAGCTACATTATAAAATCATTCTTGTCATGATACACTATTAACAACATTATTATATTGTGTTGAAGTAAGAATATCTTTTAATGTCTGATTAGAAGTTGTAATAGTAATTAACATAATATATATGTTATAAAAATAAATTATTTAGCTTTTTTTTTGATTGTTTTCTTCTTAGAAGAAGATTTTTTTAAAGAGACTTTCTTTTTTTTTATTTCTTTTGGCTCAATAGTAATAATTTCTATCTCTTTATTTTCTTTCTTATCTACATTATAATCTTTTTCAAATTCACTTCAATCTAATTTTAAATATTTTTCTTTATAGTCAGGCTCTTTTTCTAGTTCTACTAATATTCGTTTCTTAGAAAGCTTTCTAAGCAATACTTCTTTAGTCATATATATGTGGTTAAAAAATAATTTCAGTTGAACGGAGGAATTTATCCCCCGTTCTCAAAAACTACTTTTTCTTTTCTTCTTTTTCAGGAGCTTCTTCACCTAATAGGTCAAGAACTTCCTTGAAAGACCCCTGAATTCGTAGTTGTCACTCTCTGATTGCTGAAAGTCTTTTATTGATTTCCTTTCATTGAGCAATAAGTTTTTCTTGTTCTTCTGCTAATGAATTGAACTCAAGCTCAAGAGCTTCCTTTCTTTCTTTGAGTTTTACCTTTACGTCATCTGACATAATTCATAAATTAAAAAATAAAATTGTTTAAAATAGTTTAAACTATAGTTATACAACAGCATAACTGTTACCTCCGATTATTGACCAACCAAGTGTAGCTTGATATACAAACATAACTGTATCTCATGCAGCATTTAAAGTAACACTTGTTCACCCTAAGAATGTAGCAGGAGTAATAGTTGCTACTCATGTAGCTGATTTAAGTACACATATTTGAATTTGTCATACTGTACCATTAGCAAGAGTAAATATATCACCACCTGCATCAGAATCAATATCATGTACTGTTTTAGTAAGATCAAGTGCAGTAGTTGTTCAACCAGCAGCAATTGTTTCAGTACCTCAATATATTACAGCAGCGTCTAGAGATGTAGTTCAAGAAACAGTTAATGTTTCATCTAAAGTTACAGTACCAGCGTCAACCTTAATAGCTTCAACATTTGTTCAAGTACAATTAATATAAAGTCCATTAGCTCAAGTTGTACCAGCTCAAGTGTTTTGTTCAATTGCTAATATATTTGAAGTAGAACTTATAGAACCAGTAGACTCAAGTCTTACTAGGTCAGCACCAGCTACTAAATTTCAAGTTCAAACAGCATTAATTGCATTTCATTCTCATGAAACTCAAGTACCAGCAGTATTGATAGCGATTGCCATACCAGCTACATTTGTACCCATATTTAAATCAATAGCGTTTCAAGTAGATGCAGCAGTTCAATAAGTAATATCTATAATATTTGAATCTAATAATCCATCTTGATTAATATCAATAATATGATCATCAGTTCAAGCATCAGTTCAACCTCATGTAACTAAAATTACTGGAGCAGTTCTAGCTCATGCAGTTGTAATTGCTACAGCATTTCAAGCTAAATTAGATCATGTAGCAATATTAATTGCGTTACCTGTTGCAGCAGCTGAATAATTTATATCCATGATATTTCATGTTGTTACACCTGATACATTAATATCGAATGTATGTGAATTACTTGTAGATCCATCATTAATTTCAATAAAATCATCTGTTCTAGCTCAAGCTCATGTTAAAATTAAAGCTTTAGCAGCTACAGCAGAAGTAAGATCAACAACTATTGCATCTCAAGTTGCAGCAGCAGAATAAACTATATCGATTACTGATCATGTAAATACAGAAGATACATCTATATCAAATACATCTGATGTTCCTCAAGCTCAAGTATTAGATACGTTAATATCGAAACAAGGTACTTGTCCATCACCATCAAAAGTGATTTCAACTAAGTCATCTGTTCTAGTTCCACCACCTGCATCTAAGAAGATAGCTTTACCAGCAACTGATGCATCCATGTCTACATTAATAACATTTCAAGTAGCAGCAGCCGAACAAACAACATCAACGATGTTACCAGTTCTAATTCAAGTTATATCTATATCTAATACAGATCCTGATCAAGTATTAGCAGCTACAACAGCGATTGTATCTACATTACCATCTCAATCATCCTTGAATTCTAATAAGTTTGCAGTTCTTGTACCAGCACCAGCATCTATATAAATAGCGTTAGCAGCTAATCAAGCATTCATATCAATATCTAGAGCAGCTTGACCTGTTATAGCACCATCAACAGATAAGTCTATTAATGAAGCTGAAGAAGTAGAGTCAGTTATAACTTCTACCATAGGTTGTGTTCTTACTCATGATCACTCAACATGGATTCATGTCATAGCTACAGCGTTATCTAAGTTCATATTAATTACGTTTCATGTTGCAGCAGCAGCAGAAGCGAAATCAAATACATTACCAGTATAAATACCAGTTAAATCTACATCTATAATTTGTGCAGATCATGTTGAATCATCGTTAATATCGATTACAGGAGCAGTTCTTATTCAAGTTCATCTAACAGCTTGTAATACAGTTGTATCAATACCATCAGCGTTATCTAAAGTAGCCTTAACTACGAAAGACGCAGAAGAACCGTTATAAGTTTCTTGATAATCTAATCAAATAGAAGCACCTGATCATGATTTATCTATATTAACAACAGAATGATTTCAAGTAGAATTATCTGTTACTAAAACATCTGAACCAGTTCTAGCTCATGCTCCAGCATCAATAAAGATTGCTTCAGCAGCTATACCTAAATTCATATCTAATGCAATAGCATTACCAGTTAATGCAGCATCTATACTTATATCTAGAACATTTCATGAACCAGCACCATCTTTAGTTAAATCTAAAGTAGCTAAAGCTCAAGTTGTAGAATCAGTTAATGCCATAGCACCTGAATCTACATCTATAGTTTGGTCTATTGAATAAGCTGAATCAAGACCTCAAGTTGGTGAACCACTTCATGAACTTCAAGCTATTAAGTCAAAGTTTGATGAAGTATTAGTACCAACATTTTCATAAAGACCACTTGTTCCAGCAGAAACATCAGTGTCTCTATATAAACATCATTTAGCATAACCAGAAGCTCAATCTGTAATAGTTACAGTACCATAAGCTCTTAAAATATCACCATCAGCATCTCTTTCTTGTGCGAACACATCTTGAGAGTTAATAGTTTCTTTTCTTCACTCTGGGTATAATACTGAATTAGCTAAACGAACGTTTCGGTTGAACATTTTTCAACCACTAAATTTATTTGCCATAATTTGTGTTTATTAATAATTAAAACAGAAGTTGGGGCGGCGAAACCCCGAACTTACTTACCAGCTTGTGTTAGGTTAATTAACTATAAGTATCAGATCTAAGTTGAACGTCTACTAATTGATTAGCTCAATCTGTAAATGTTTTAACTCAATATAATACTCAGTTAAGAATATTTACTCATAATTTTGTTTCAACTTCTCTTATTCTTAAACTTGGTTCTGATTGCATAACTAATGTTGTACCTCATTTAGAACCGAATAAACAGTGTTGTTTTTCTAATGTAGCTGTCCAAGTATCTGTACCATCTGTAAAAGTTTCTGAAAGTACTAATACTCATGTTCATTTAGCTACAAGAGTCATTGTGTCAGCTGAATTATCATTAGTTGCTGTATAATTAGAATCTAATACTCTTTGGTTAGCAGTTGAAACAGCAACTTGGTTAGCATCTGTTGTTGATGGATCATTGATTGCAGAAGTAAGGTTTGCTCTAGCTACATCAGCAGATCATCCAATAAGAACATTACCAGCTGTAGACCCTATAGTAGTTTTGAAAGTAAAAGTTATACCATCAATTACTACAGTATCACCATCAGTTGGTTGAGTAGCCATAGCTAAAGTAGCAGAACCACTTAATTGGTTTGAACTAAATAATTTGAATCCATAGAAAGAACCAATGAATCAGTTAGCGTTAGCTACATCACCCATTTGTGTATCTCTACCTGCTCCATATTGAACTAGAATCTCTTCGAATTCAGGTGAAACAGCTCCAAATAAATTGTTTAAAGGAACATTTTGTTTAGCGATTTTTCTTTTCGCTGCAGCTACAACTTCTAGAACGTTAGAAGTAGTTAATGAAATTCAGTTTCCTGAAGTACCACCGATTTCCCCATCATCTACTGATGAAGTGCTATTTGCATATTGTCATAGAACGTCTGTATCTACTTGGTTAGCAAGCTTGATTCAAGCATCTCTACCATAGTTTGCAGCTAAGTTATAATTAGATTGTACTTTATCGAAGTCATCTATATAGAACCCAGTAGCAAATTCTGAATTGATACTTAATTGTTCTTGAGTATCTGTTAAATCATCGATAGTGATTGATGTTCATCTTGTATAAGATTGAACATTGATTGCTGATCTATAAGGTTTATTAAAAGTGTCTCCTCTTGAAAGTTGAGCTTTAGGAGTCATGTCTGTTATCATTTGTGCGATATTAGTTTTATGAAAAACTATTTGTTGCTCTCTAGCCCAAATCTCTGGGAAATCAGCTGTAAAACTATTTGCCATAATATATAAAATAAAAAAATAAATTCCTAGCTTTTTTAGATTATACTTATATCTAGCTATATAAGATTATCCATCAGATTAGAACCATCTATATTCATCTTAGATTTATATGCTTGATATTCTTTATCATTCATATTCATCACAGATTTACGTTCAGATTCTTTTTTAGGTGTAATTTCACCCACAATTTCAGGCATTTTTGCTTTCTTTATCTTAGTAACATCATATAAACCATATGAGTCGATTACGTCTTCCCATGAGTTTTTATTTGTTTTAAGACCTCTCAGTACTTTTTCATATTTTCATAACTCTGGATTTGCAGCTAATATATCTCTTAATTCTATTTCTTCGTTAGCTTTTTGTGAATAACTTTTTAAGTCTTCCATAGTAGGAAAGCCTAAGTCTTTCATAGAACTAATTATATCTTGCTGATCCTTAGTTAAATCTTTAGCCTTCTCGTTACTTCCAAGTTTTTCATAGTCAGATAATTTTTGGCTTTTCTTAGTAAACTCTTTTTGTAAGTTATTATAAGAGTCCAGTAATTTATCTGCTGTCATATCTTGTCCGTTAACACTAAATGTTTGTCAATCAGTTTGTTCTGCGGAATCCTTTACAGGTTGTTCCTGTGAATCTGTTTGATCTGTCATATCATAAAAATTAATAATAAATTAGGGATTACCCCAACACAACACTAGGACAAGCTAGTAACCCAGTGCTGAATAAGAGCAATTCCTTTAAACATCATGAATGTTAATGAACTATAATAATTAATGTGCGTTTAATTCATTTATAAAATCTCTCGCTATCCTATATTCTATTTGGATTTCTTTTAATTCATCTACACTACTAGCAGTTATTAATCTATCTTCTGATGCTTGTTTAATTCTTTCCCAATATCATCTTATAACCTTATATCATTTTTCTCATTTAATTGCTGCCAACGCTTTATCTTCTTTTTCAAACAGCTCTTTAGCTGATTCTTTCTCTTTATTATATATTCTTTTATTTTTTAATTCTGTTATTATTCACATAGCTTTTTAGTTAAAAATTATAATCATTCTGTTATTCAGCCTTCTGCCACAGCTTCTGTGGTTTTAGCTGCTTGTGTCGACTTTGTCTCAGGTTGTTTGATTTGTTGTCATCATGGTACTCATAGTCATGATCTTGTCAATTCTTCTATTATGTCCGTTTTGACTGGTTTAATAAATCTATTAACATCACGTTTTTCAAATGTTCCTACTACATCTTTAAATGCTTCTTCTAGGTCTACATCTATACCAGCTCATTTAGCTTGAAGTGAAGCGTTAAAGAATGCTATAGCATCTTCTCGTCTAGCATCTAAATCAGTGAAACTTGAACTATTAGCTTCTACTTTAATAGAGTATCTAGTTATAGCATCTCTCTGAAGTTCTTTATTTATTTCCCAGAATCATTCATCTCATAGTTTTTTAATAACTATATTCTTATCCATATTTTCAAATGTAGCTTCTAATAATTTTAAAGCTAATTCTTCCATTCATTTTTCGAAGTGTTTTCTTAATTCATTCATAACAGCATTAGATTCAAAGAATTTAATTCTTGCTCATGTAGCTGTATTAGTTAAAGCTTGTTGACTAGTAGGTTGTGCAGTATCTACAGTAAAAGTTAATCATTGAATTTGTTTTTCTATATCATTTTGTTCAGCAAAGTAATCATTAGTTAGAGGTCTTTGAGGTAATTCAATTAAATTATTTAATGCAGTAGCAGCATCTTTACTAGTAGGTATTACATTTCATGGTTTAGAAACTAAGTCAGCTGGATTAACTCAACTATTTCTAGACCAAATCCAAGTTCTATTTAATGAAGAATTTATATATTCAGACGCTGAATTCTTTTTGAAATTAAGTTCTTCTTGTAAACTTATTATAGGTTCTACTAATCAGTTAGCAAAATATAATTCAGGATCATCAAAAGCTTTTATATCCACAAATGGAATTTGAGCTATTTCTTTCATACCTATTACAAATATATCTTGTACAGTAGTTATTTCCATAAGTCTTTCTTCTTCTGGATCATCTGTTTCATTAAAGATTCAGTAAAACGTTTTAATAGCTAAAGAATTTTTATCTATAGGTGATTCTAAATCAGTCACAGGGATTCAAGCTAATTGACGTATTTGATTAATATAATGTGTTCTATCTGATTCAAATAAACTTTGATCAGGTAAATTTTTAAGTTTATCTAGATTAAAAAATTCATCACGTCTTATTAAATCTGATAACCTAACTCATTCAGTTATTTCTATAACAGCAGGCATATCTGACATGGTTTTAAACTTAGGATCTACATAAATATTAGTCCAACTCTTAACATCTATAGTTGGATATTCTCATATAACCTTTTCACGTACTTTAGTTTTAGTTTCTCAATCAACATTAATTTGTTCAGGGATTCTAGACATTTCATACTTAAATTTAATCTTAGCATATGAGTTTCAATATATAAGCATATTCTTAGCCCATAATCTTAGTACTTCATCTAGTCTATATTCATCAAATATATATGATAAATAATCCTGGATTCACTTTGACCAGAATGACAACTTGTCTAATTTGTCTAATCTTTCTTGGGGTGTAGCTTTTTTATCATTAGCATCAAACTCATCTGTTCTAGGTGTAACTATCCATCTAGGATTCTTAGCTACTATTCTAGGTAAAACCTTTTCTACTACTTCATAAGCCTTATTAACTTTAAATCTAGTCATCCAATCTCTTTCTCATTGATGTGTCTTAAACGTAGAATAAGCCTCATAAACGTCAACCATTCTAGACCTATACTCATCAGATAGTTCTACATATGTATCGAATGTTTCTTTGACGGTCATTAAAGCCTTTTCTTGGATTTCCAAGTCAGGTGCTTTTGCCATATTAATATAGTTATTGATATCTACTATAATAATACTTATCTAAAAACAAAATCAAGGCTTTTATTTATTTTTGTCTTTTTTATCTACTTTGTCTTTTTTGTCTCACTTTTTTATTTCTTCAGGAACTTTATAAAACTCTATTAAATAATGGTTTCATTTCTCCATATATCTAACCCGATTAGTTTTATATCAAGACTTTTCAAAGATTTCCATACATTCGATATATAACTCAGTAGTTCTCTTACTACTATCATCATCTCACTTTAAACTTATAAACATAATTATTAATTAAGGATTAAAACTCTTTTTTTCCATTATCTCATATATTCTAATATTAATAGCGTTCTCTAAATATTCAGCATCATCTCTATTATATTCTTTAGATAATTTTTTCTTTGTGATTTTCAACCAAGTAACACTTGTTACTCTAGAAATAGATCATAACATATCTTTCACATTATTTTCCATAATTAGTTAGTTAATAATAAATTTAATTAGTAATTACTACAGGACGACCATATTGATCATAGTTAACTTTAACACTAGGATAAAATCATCTTGTATTAGGCTGTAATTCATATAGATTATACAGCATTTGAAGAGAATCTATCATATCATCATGTGATCATCTAGGAAACTTAATCAACTGTTCTTCTAATTCGTTCATTCATAATTGATGATAAATCTTTCACGCTCTATATAATGGCACTAGTCTACGGATCTTACTTTCTTTGTCTTTATGTTGTCTTATTTCTTCTATATTAGTATACAATCATTTCTTTTCTATCTCCAGCTTCAAACTAAAATTTAAAGTTACTTGAGCCGCTACTGATTCTATCCCAAACTTTTCAGGTTCCCATTTACGGATATGATAAACCATCTTATCAATTAATTCTCAAGGATTAAATCTTCATACGGTATATTCAAGTACATATAAAGCATCATCAATAAATTTACCTGTCATTATACAACTATAATCAGCACTAGTTTTCTTACTAAATGCTGGATCAACAGCACTAAATATCCGTCAATTTTCAGGGATATGTTCATAATATTTAAACCATTCTTGATGAAATTCCTGACTTTCTTTATTAATAGGATTTTGTTGGTACTGTGAACCAAAGTTCTGATTACCTAATGATTTCTTAATACTATTTAAAGCTTTTAACGGATAACGTCATTCTTGTAAAGCGTCTCATTCTTTACGGGGATAAATAATATCTCAAACCACATGATTTTCTTCTTGTAAAGCTATAGCAGGTAATATAATTTTTTCCCATTCATCTCAATGTCATTCAGCTTCTTTAGTCATTAAATGTCAACATAAATCATCTTCATGAGTTCTTTGCATAATTATTATAATAGCATCTTTCAAAGGATTAAATAAACGACTAGCTACAGTATTATCAAACCAATTATTAATTCAAACTCTTTTTATATCACTATCAGAATCATCAGGTTTTATCGGATCATCTATTATAAATATATTAGCACGATTACCAGTGATAGATCATCAAGCTCATGTAGCCATATAATAACCTCATTCATCAGTTTTCCATAATCATTTAGTATCCTGATCTTGTCTAATTAAAGGACGTTCAGGAAATACTTTACGAAATGTTTGTGATTTATAATAATCTCTAGCTTCACTACCATAATTTTGAGTTAATGCAGCCGAATAACCAGTAACTATAATTTGCTTAGTAGCGTCTTTACCTAACATCCATACAGGAAAACATTTAGTTATTAATTCCGTTTTTCATGAACCAGGTGGAATATTTATTATTAATCTAGTACACTTTCATTCTAGAACTTCTTTAAGTTTTTGTTCTATTACATAATAATGCCAGTTATCATCAAAGTCTTTATTTTTTTCTTCTTTAAAAAAGAACTTAATAAACTTAACTAAACTATCACGCTTTTCTTCATGACGTCTAATTAACATACGTCTTAATAATTCTTGTCTATACTGTTCTTTTATTTCTGGATTTGTCATATATTATATTTTTTACAAAAATCTTTAGCACTAGATAAAAATACAGCCGATCTAGGTCACATTTTATCTTCTAGTTTAGCCATAACTCTTAAGTCTTTTTTAATACTATCTTTTACTTCTTTCATTTGTTATAAATTAGTTGGTAAAGCTTTATAAAGTCTACTAGTATCATCTATCATTTCAGCAGGAACCCAAATGTTCGCATTAGTCATTGGGTATCATATTATCTGATATCAATCTCTAGTATCACCACAAAAACTAATATCATTAGAATGATTCACTATATAATATCTTTTACGATCAAGACGACAACTCACATAATCTCATTTTTTAAATTTCATAATTAATTAGTTAGGTTTAAAAGTTTCTCAATATTTTTCTAGTTCTAGCCTTAACTCAATTATAGCCCTTTTTCACATTCATTTCATACACGAAATTGCTGTCTCAGTCCATTCAAAAGGTATTTCATTGAGAAAGTCCACACCTCAACATCTTAACGCATTCTTTGTTCTAGGAGACATTGAACTATCTGAGATAAGATGTTCCATTACTATATTAGCACCATTTCAAAATGCTCCACAACGTTTTGCTTCTTTAATGTCTTTCTTAGCAATAGATAATATATCTTCCACTAAAGATATAAACTCTTTATCATCTCTATTATTATAGATTAAACTAAATATTTGATCTTCTTTAGTCATTACATTGATATTAAATAAATAAAACATGAAACCTTTCAAACTTTGTTGATTACTTTGAACTTTTTAATCTTTCATTTATAGTACCATCTATACCCAGTTGATTGGCTTATACCCACCATCTTTGCTAGTTGTGGAACTGATGTGTAAACTTCACCTGAAAACATGTCGTTAGTTGTTAGTATTATAATGCCGTTACTAGTCTTTTAGGGTGACAAAGAATCTCCCACCAGACTTATCACTTTTTCTTTTCTTCAAATATTCTATTAATTGTTCCACTATTTACATGTCTACTAGTTAAAAAAATCTCTACACATTCATCATATTCTTCTGCATAATCTCTAACTAGTTTAAAGTCTTTTATAGTATTATCATAAAGCAAAGCATTAGACTCTTTTAAATAATTAATTATTGCTTCGTACTTAGTAATATCCATAATACTCATATCGTTCAATATAAAATTATCTAATTCATCCATTGTTAAACTCTTACCAAGCAACATTATAACTCATAGAACAAGTTTTATGTCTTGTAAGAATCTCTTGTTTATCTTTCTAAATAGCTTACCCATAGTTATTTGTTATTTAATAAATTACTCATCCATTAATTCTATTAACTGATCATCTGATAATCCTTTTAATTGAGCCTTACTTACTAACTCATGTTTATGCTTAATTACCGAATCAGGTTCTTTCCACTTATAATTACACTTTAATCAAAAGATTGCCATAGTTGGATTTAATTTGTTTTTAAGTGCTCAATCGAAAACTCTTCACTCTATTAAGCTATGAATTTTTTTGTAAGTGTCCGTAATTTGCCTATTGTTAGGGTATCTTTGTATCCACTCACTAACTCTCTGATGTGTATAATCTCTTTCTTCTAGTAATTCTTTAATATAACATATATTTTTATCTGCCTTTACTTCTTTTAGCATGTTTAATAGCTCTGTTAAAGCAAACTCTTCAGTGTGTTTAGTTGGAGTTTTAGGCATTGTTAAGCTATTAGTTAGTTAAATTAATCTGTTCCTGTATCATATAATTGTTTTTTTACATGTATAATAGTCTCATTTATTACTTCTTTACATTCTTTGCAATCATTTATTATTTCTGAAAATAAACTTTTTTGTTTAGTTGTATGTGATATTAATTCATACTCTGCTAATACAGAATCTATAACCGAACATATTTGCTGTAATCATTTTATATCATTATTTTTTCTTAAGCTTTCTATTTCGTCTTTAAATTTAGATACTAACATGGCTTTAAATTAAATATTATTTTTCGAATATTAATACGAGTTATTTTTGCGGTTGATTGCATATAGGTAATGGGTTTCATTTTTCCCATCTCTTGGTACAATATTTACAAAAGTATTTTTTACTTATAGCAGATAATCATCCTGATGTAGGTACACAATTTACTTGGTTCATTCTAATTTATTATCAATTAAAGTTTGTACTCTATGACAAGCTATTACAACATCTCTTGCTTCGTTACATCTTACTTCTACAGATTTTGTATCAGCTAGTATAATCATCCCCTTTCTTCTATACTTATCCAATTCTTTTCAATAAACATTCAATCATTCTTTCGTAACTATATCATTTTCTATTAATGCTTTTATTGATGTAATCTTTTTTAAAGTATCCTTCATATTATTTAATTAATTCTAAAATTTCTTTTATTGTATCATTAATCTTTTCTATATATGATGTATTATCAAGTTGTGATTTTAATAGTATATAATCAGCTCTACGCTTTAATTCTGATACATGCCAGTCAATAAACTTATATCTCGCTTTATTGTTAATATCTGTAAGCCCTATATATTCTTTTATAAGATTTAAATCTTCTAAAATTCTTTTCATAATATATGATATTGAATAATTAACTATAACCAATATAGTCATATTATATAATTTATCAAGATTATTTTATACATTTCCTCTTGACAAAAAATTAACCCCTTCAACCAAGAGGGATTAATTTATATCGAGATACAAAGAAAATAATACGTCCTAACAAATAATGTAGCACCATCATCATCATTGGTATTATCTATTTTATTAATGGTAGTATAACTATATTTTTAATAAATCAAATTTATTCACATTATAAAAATAGGCTACCTAATAAACGTCTTTAATAAGCAAATAAATTATATTTTGTGATTTTTTTTATTTTCACAAACTGTTATAAAATTCACAAAATTGTTACTAAAAAAAGAGATCCGTTTAGAATCTCCCGAAAAAACCGCATCTTAAGGAGCGAAGAGTTTTATTCTCATGTGATAAGTACTCCACATATTATCACAAGTGTCGTCTGACATATATATTATACTACTGTATTTTTATTTTCAAGCCTTTTTCTTAAAGAATGCTTTAATTCTTTCAGTTCTAAATGGCTACTTTTCTTCTTCTTCTTTTAAATTATTGATAATACTCCCAAGTAAAGCTTTTTCTATTCATGATAATTTAAGATTGTTTTTTATCTTACCCATTATTCATCTTCATGCTCTATTAGATAATGCTTTAGCTAATCCTGATTGAAATTTTGTTGAAGAAAGAAATCTTTTTCATACTATAATTCATGCTGCTGTGGCAATAGACGAGAGTCAAAGTCATAAAACCGTACCTGATGCTCAAGCAGATGATATAACTCATTCTGAAAATGTTGGCTTAAGTCCTTTTGTTTGTTTTTTATCTAACATATTAACTAATTCAGTAGCAACCTGAGTATCTTTATTAAGTTCTTTTACCCTTTTAAATCACGCTTCAGCTGCCTCTCCTTCAATAGATTTTTGAAGTTTTGCTCTTAGATTTTCTAATCATTCTGCCTTTAATTGATCCTTTAATACTAAAGATTTTTTATATAAAGGAATAGTTTTTACTAAAAGTCTTTTTACTTTATTTCTTTCTGATAAAGTTAATCCTGTTTTTTTACTTTTTTGTAACAATTTATTAACAACATCTAATCTTTCTTCTAATCATCATATATTTTTTAATTTTTTTATTACTTCTCATAAGATTTGATTTACTACAGGATCATTCTTGGTTCACTTTATTTTAGCTAGTCAACTATCAATTGAATCCTTACTCTTCTTAGATAGCGTTTTAAGCTGGTTAAAGATAGATTTCTGTGTTCATGATATTCATTTTTCTAGAATAAATACTCCTGGTTCTCTTCATAATACATTTGGTTCTTTTATTGCTAAAATCTGTGCGTCGGTTAATCATAATGATCTAGTTGCTTTAGTAATATCAATTCACGATAATTGTCATAATGTTTTTATTGAAGTCTTTATTCCTTTTCATACAGCTATAGTTCATAATCATCATAATAATCAAGCAAATTGTTCTTTCTCTTCTTCAGATAATTGTTCCATATAACCCTCTACTAATTGATTTTCTTCTGCTAAGAATTTTCATCATTCTGTAGCTACATCTTGAACATACTCTAAGTATCATTTAGCTGTATCATTTTCTTTAGCTGTTTCTATTGCTATACTAGTATATGGATATGCTACTATAAAAGACCCCGCAACTCATGCTGTAATGATTTTGTTTATGTCTGTTGCTACATTGGTATCAAAAACTAAATTATCTCCTTTAAAATTCTCTTTTGTTATTGGTTTTTTCCCTGCCTTTTCTCTTATCATATTAGCAACGTTCACTATTCCCTTTTGTCATAATCATGCTAATCATTCTACAATTCTATCCGCTGCCGATATAACTGATTTTGCTGTTCCTACAACTCATTTAGCTGCAACGTCTAATCATTTTGAAACCTCAGGAAATCATGCTAACTCAGCTAGTTTACTAAGAGCGGTTTTATGTTTAGAGCTTTTTACTTGTGGCAAATCTGTTTTTGGTTTTGATGTATCAGATTTTAAAGATTGTTGTTTCACTGTTTGTATAGGCCTTGGATCTTCTTTAACTAGTTTAGATCAAATATCTTTACTTATTTGCTCTACTCTAGCGTGTGCTGATTTATCTGTTTGATATACTCAAAAGAATTCTTTTCATCCACTACTTACTCAACTAGCCAATTCCTTAGGTGTTGGAGCTCTTTTTTCTCCAGTAATTCTCTTAAAAGCTGCTGTTCTTCTTGATAAATTTTCAGCTACTGCATCAACTCATTCATTTATAGTCTTAAATCAGGCAACAGCATTTGTTCAGAATCTATCAAACTGTCATACATTTCAAGGATTATTATTCTTTGCTCATATTCATCTAGTTCAAAAACCACTATCGTTTTGCATAAATGCCATTATAGTTTCTTGTGGAATTCAATACTTTAAAGCAGAATCATTTATCATTTTAGGAGTAATTGTAGTTCATTTAAATCTTTGTAATACTGTAGCTATAGTACCTTCTTTAGCAGGCGTAATTCATCATTTTGACACTCATTGTGGTTGTATTCATCATTTTGACACTCATTGTGGTTGTATTCATTGTGTTTTAAGTCCAGTTTCTCTTTTTTCTACTCATGTTACAGCTCTTTTAAAATCATCGATAGAATCAAATCAAAAATCTTTAGCCTTTCATTGTAATATGCTATTATATTCATTTAACATATTGTCTACCGACTTATTAAACCTCTTATCTGATTGTGATACATTTGGTATAAATTTAAGCAACCTAGCAGCTTCTTGTGCACTAACAGCAGTTCAAGCCATATTCTTTAAGATGTTAGATAAGTTTTCTCATGTTAATATATCAAGTTCTATAAAGTCTCATGTATCAACATCAGCAAATTCTTTTCATTGGTTTGCAAGTGCTGCCAAAGGTCAGGTGTCAACTGTTTCTTTTAGTTTTTTAATTCTATCTAAACTGTCAGAAACCTTAAATAATCATTGTAGTTTTTCGAAATCTTTAGTTGGTAATTGTTGAAATTTCAGGCTTCATCCTCTTTCTTGACGTAATTCTGTCAATCTTGTACTTACAGCACTTCTTAATCATTTAGGATTATCTGGAACACTTGATATACTAGCCTCTCAATTAAGAATATTAGACGCCCAATCATTAATTAATGCTTCAGTTGTTCATTTAGCTGGTTTTCATGTAGCTCAAATCCCTACTCATACAGCAGGAGCTCATGGTTGTCATTTTTGTATTCGTGTTATAGCTTCTTTTATTATAGAATCTCAGTTTTCTAAACCTTTAACTATATTATTAGCTGCATCACTAATATTTCAAAATGGATCTATTAAGTTATTTACTATAAAATCAACTATAGCTTCATCATCTTCATCAAGTTCTTTTCATTCTCATGTAATTCATTTAGATCTCCTAAATACCTCAGCCTTTATAGCTTCTGCATTTTTCATGTCTTTAATTAAATTAAACGCTGTTGCATTAGGTGTACCATCTTTATTAAATCAGTTATTTAGTAAAAATTCAACTGTTGATTCCTCCTCTTTAGTAAATTGAACTGCCCGTTCATCTCAGAATTTGTCCTTAGCCCTTAATATAGCCTGTTTAATTATTTCAGTACTATTAGGAAGATCTTTAATCATTTTCATAACAGAATCTTTCATTTCTCAATCAGCAGTGAATCATTGAGTAGCTATAAAATCAACTATTCATTCTTCGTCAGCTGATAATTTTACTGGTTTTGTTTTAATGGCATCTAATGTAGTTAATAGATTATCTAATGCAGCTAGTCATTTAACTTTAGCTTCTTTATTTGCTTTAGCTGTTAAAGCTACTGATTTTAATACAAATGCTCTATTTTCTTTTTCTAATTCTCTTTCTTGTGCCTTCAATCATTCTATAAACTCTCATTCTTCTTCTAATGCTTCTGCTTCAAATATTTTTTGTTGTAAATTAAATTGAGCTCTTTGTGTAGCTATAGCACTTTCAACTCTTTGAGCTATATCAGCACGTCTGCCAGCAGCAAATGTAGACCTACCAAATCAAGAAAATGATAACACATCTTGTGCAGCCTGTATTTCTCTTTCTCAAGAAGCTCTTAAGACTGCAGCTTCTTCAGCTTGTTTAGCTTTTAAAGCCTTTCTACTTTCTTCAATTAATTTTTGTGTTTTTTGTTTTCTTTCTCAAGTTAGTCTTACGTTTTCTGCTTTTAATTCAGCACTTTGCTTTTCTTGTTCCTCTCTCTCTGCAGTAATAACAGGATCTTCTGGAACTTCTCATGCTTCTCAAAAAGTATCTTCTCATAAAGCCCTAGATATTTTAATCTGTGAAACAAACTTTCTTTCTTCATCAGTTACATCTTCTCATAAATCAATTCTATTAGCTATATCTTTAAATGTTTCTTTATTTGCTATTCATGACTCTTGATTAAAAAAACGATTTGGATCTTCTGTAACAACAGGAGCTTCAGTAGGAGGTTTTAGAGCATCGGGAGATCTATCAATAAGGGGTTCATCTTTATTAGCTTTTATAGGTTTTTCAGTAATACCAACATCTGTTTGAGGTATTTGAGGAGCCTCTACAACAGATTCTACTACATCAATAGGAGCAGTAGGTTTTTTCTTTTCTAGTATATTAGTTTCATTAGCCATAATATAAAATTAATTTAATAAAATACTTTCCAAGCTACAGTGAATCCAGATCAAGTTAAATTACTTGGTGTTCATGTTTTTGTTCAAGCTAATCTAAGAATAAATTGTCATGAAGAAGCATCTGTTACAGTAGCTACAACAGCCCAACTATTAGCTCCTGTTGAACCAAAATCATTATTAGTAGCTGAAACAGAATATTGTGCTGAAGTAGGTGCAGCATCTGCTCAAACAAATCCCCATCCCCATCCATGCCTTAATGTAGTTCATTCAAATGTTAATGTTTTACAATATCTTCATGAATTATCTCATTGTACTCAACTAGCTCTTATTGTAACTTCTATTAATTTAGGAGTACCATTTAATGAACTAGTAGTTGTATCTAAGTTTCATGTAGCAGATAATGTTGAAGCAACAGCAAAATATCATGCTTCATGTTGTAGATTTTCATAGTTATCTTTACCTTGTTTAGCTGTAATAACTGCTTGTGTAAGTGTTCATGTAGTAGCTTCAGCATCAGTAGCCATTTTAATACTACTTGTTTTAATAAAGTTTGTTCCATCATAAACAACTACTACAATATCACTAGCTTCTATTTCATTGTTAGCTAAGTCTTCTCAATTTGATCATTTAATTGTTTTAGCTCATAAACTATCCACGTTTAATGTACAAGCTCATGTATTAGCTGTATTAGCCGTAAAAGTTATAGTTTGTCATGTTACATAAGCTCATAAATTAGGTGTAAGAGATATTACATAAGTATCACTTGCTTCTGCGTCTGCAGCAAACACCCATTTTCATTCTTGTACTGTTTCAGCTACTTGTGATGGATCAGGAACGATAGTAGCTCATGATCATCATGCTCATCATGTTCATGCATCAACTTCAGCATCAGTAGCTAATTCTACTTTTCATGCTACAGTTGCACTAGCATTTGGAAAAGTTCAACCACTTTCTCTATCTACCCAAGATCATCATGTATAATCAGTAAATTTCCCTGTATCAGTTAAATATACCTGCATTCAATTAGCTGCTGTAGTTATAGCAGCATCTCTAGCAGTAGTGTCTGCATAAGCTGTAACTCATCAAGTTGACTCATCTACTTTAGAGTTAACCGCTGTAACTATATCACTCCAAAAAGCATAATTATCTGATATTATAACTTTAGATCAAACAGGATGTGTTTGAGCTGTTGTAGTAACAGAAGCTCATTGGCTTTGATTTCTTGATGAAATAGTAATACTTTTAGCAGAAGTATCTAAAGCACTAATTTTAACTATTTCCATTGTTGTTTTTCATGGATTAATAACGCAATAACTAGTAGTAGATGAAGGAAAAGTAAAAGAAGGTGCTGTAGCAACAAACATAGTTACTCATGATGTTGATAAAGCTTGTGTTAATGTAGTTGAATAATTATCTTCTAACGGATAAGTACTTATATCACTCATATTTATAAAAATTAAAAAATATTAACCTAAATTGGCTGTTGGAAATATATCCATAGACTCGGTAGTGAAATCCATTCTCATTTTATCTAATGTCCATACAGTCGAAGCTGCTTCACTAGACATTTTTATTTGTATTTTACTTCATGAATAAAACAATGGTAATCTAATCTTATAAGGGAATAAATCTATATCATTTCACGTTCATTCTCATCATCAAATTGTACCTGTTCAAAGCTCTTTAGTTCATATAGTAATAGCTGTAATATCTATATCTAATTGTGTATCTGTTATTTCATATGTATTAACAGTTTCTCAATCAACAAATAATTCTATATTTATTGTACTCCCCTCATTTTTAAGTCAACTGATATCTACAGAATTATAAGATTTAAATACTGAAATATCTCAAAAATCATATTCTTTAGTAGTTAATTCATGTAATATCTCTATTCATAAATCATCAAATCAAGTTTCTATTTCTACCATTTGTCATCACAATGTCGCTATCAAATCTCTAACAACACCATTTGTATCTATATAAAATCAATAATCATAAATAGGTTGATATGTATATTCAGACCAAGATTTTCATATAAGACTAGAATAAACTATTGTTTTATTTGGGATATTATCATTAAGAGTATTAAAAGAAAAATAATAGTTATTCAAAGATTTAATATAATGTCATGCATTTGCGTTATATTGTTTAGGAGTAATATCATTAATGAATTCTCTAAGATCTTCTGTTAAAGGTTGTGATTCAATTGCAGCAGATCAACTTACTCAATTTCTTTGTTTCAAAAAATTAACTCATTCATCTGTAAAATAAAATAAAGAATTTCATACATTTTCTATAGTTCTACTAGAATATCAACCATTCTGTGTATCTAATCATGTAGCAGAAGGTGTAGATAAATTTATAGAATAAACTTTTTTGTCTTTAAAGGCTAATATTAAAGCTCATAATTCATGTAATCAATTTATTTCTCAAAGTTCATCTCATCATACTACTACACTATTAGCATTAGGAGTCTGTGCATCTGCTTGTGCCGTATTGTCGTAATATAATGTGGAAGGATTAGAATCATCTCACGCTCATATAATACGATCAGAAACATAAAGTAAATACCTAAAATTAGGCTGTCAAGCATATTCGGTAGCCACTACTCAATTAAAATCCATATAATTATCTACTCAATTACACATATATATAATATTTCTATATACAGCAAAAGACCACCTTGTGCGTTCTGTTGTTCGTCAAGTAGCTGTTTCAAATTGTGTCAATGATGTCTTTATTAAATCCCAGTAAGTACTAGTTTCATCATAATGAAACATATTAGTTCATACAGCAGCTATAGCAGTTCTAACTAAAGTATCATCTCTTTGAAAAAAGAAATATGAGGTTACTGGCAAAGAAGAGCTAGCACTATATGCATTTATATCATCGAAAGTAACAGCTGTTTGATCTGTATAAGAAGATGAATAAGTTATATTAAATTGAAAATAGTCTATGGTTGTGTCTACTGGAGTTCATGTACTTGTAGCATCATCAAACAATAAAGGTAAAAAAGTACTGGTTCATTCAGTTAATGTCGAACTTGTCCAACTATAATAATTAGAGGAGTCAGAACCAACCTTAAATTCTATTTGTGTAAGATTAGTATTAAATCAAGATGGAACATTATACCATAATCATATATATCATTTAGCTGTACTTATATCAACAGTTCATATAGAAGCATTTGTTAATGTTGCAGCATCTCATGCATCATTTGATACATCTATAGTAAAATCTAAAGCATTAGTCCCCCTAATAGCTGTTGTAGTGGCTAGGGAGGTTGCATCCAATGCCGCAGTCCAATTAGTAGTTGCATCCATGTCATTCAACGCTACAACAGCATCAGGGATTGGTTTACCGAAAGTAGCAGTTCAACGTCTAGTTCTTAGTCGTTTATCTTTATCATAATACATATTTTTAAGAGTCGCAAACTGATTATCATCAATAATCTGTGCATCAGTTAAATTTAACCCTCATTTAAAATTTGTAAGATTTATAGTAGACATAAGTTATAATGTTTATTATATTAAAACGTCCGATCTAACTACTTTTCTTTGTCTAGCAGTTAAAAATTGATAGTCATTCTCGTCATACTGTATATATGTTCATAAAAGCATATTAAGTATATCTTGGTAATCTTGTATTTTTTCTTGTGCTGTTTGTCTATTTCATCTAGCCGTATTCCATACTAAATAAGAAGCATATTTAATAATTAAAAGATCAAAATCATCAGGAAAATCTATAGTATCACTATCACTACTTAATGCTGTTAATTTCTTTTTGTAATCAATATCTAAAGTTCATGCTGCATTAGGAGTAGGATCTAAACCTATAACTGTTCATCTTATATAATATCGTATAGGAATTGAAGATGTAAATGTAGCAAACTTCCGCTTTAATGCTACTTTTGTAGTTTTGAATAAATCATCTCATTCATATCTAACTAACTCTATTCTAATAAAATCAGAAATATTACTCGTTAAAGAATATTCTTGAGTTCATGATACAGTTGTTATAGTCGTATTAGCATCATGCTCTCTCCATTCAAAATTTCAATCAGCCTGTACTCTTGTATAAGCTCGATTAATAGCACTATTTAATACTGAATCACTCCATATTTTTCAATTAGGATCTATTTTTATTTCATTTCTTAGGTCAGTTCTCAAACTTAATAAAGTACTCATATTAAAAATATTAGTTATATCTATTATCATTATAATATATTAAATTAGAATTCAAGCCAAAAAAAATAACTATATTATTAAAAAGTCTAAAAAAGTATTGACAACATATTTAAATGTGATAAACTTATCCTAGTTAATTTATTCATAACATTTTTCATATGTACACAATACTATTTACATTAATATTAACTGGAATGTTTTTAGAAATATCTATAGATTATACCAATTTAATAACTTGATTTGAGTGATCTAATTATTTATTATATACTATAATATTTGCAGGTATAGAAGAATTAATAAAAATTTGTTGAGCATATATGGGAAAATCAACAAAAGAATTTGATGAATTATGAATATGTATAATTATATCATGTCTTACATTTGCTACATATGAGAACTTTTTATATTATCAACAATCATGAATGGAATTATTATTAATAAGATTATTTCCTTGTACATTAATACATATATCTACATATATATTTTATAATGAATTTTGAAAGAAATGATTTTTGATTGCATTAATAATACATATTATGTATAATTATTTCGTAGTATTAGAATGAATGATGTGAACAACTATGATTATAAGTTCTATTATTATATTAAATCCTAATATTATAAATTTTATTTTTAATAATAATTATCAATAGTGTGAAAAAAGTGTGAAAAAAGTGTGAAAGAAAAGTGTTTTTAAACCGCCCAACTAAACACCATATATTACCGTCTTCCAGATGATGATCTAATAATGAAACTAATATTATAATGTTAAGAAGAAAAGAACACGCACATTTTCATAACGTATTTCAAAATATGACGTTTAATGAACAAATATCACATATATTATCTATAAATAATCAATCCTTAATACCTGAACTTAAAGATTCTCTACAGGAAATACTTTGAAATTATGATATAGAAGATATATATAAAAAAGAATGTTTTAAATAATTTTATTTTTTAATTTATTTCACATGTTAAATACAGATAAAGAAATAGAGACTCTTGACGCTATAGTAATGGAAGAAATTAATAATAGACTTCATAAAATAAAACCTAAAGACATGGAATCATTTGAAGCCTTTAATATATTATCTTGTGAAGAATGATTTTTATATTATGCTATGCTTCAAATGGCTGATGATAATAAAAATACCATCCTTACAGGACAAACACTAACAGAGATGTTAACTATAATTAGAAATGATCTTGAAAAAAAAGCTAAAAAATTTCTTGATTTAATTTAATTTTTGAATAAAAATATTACAGCCTTATTAAAAACCTAATGAAATCTTGTGTTTCCATTACGTTATAAAATAGCTTTAGTAAGGCTACTTAATCCTTCTGATCAGGGTGGTTACTGGTAATTAGGGCTGTAAGTTGCATTAATTCGCAATCTTATTGGCCCTTTTTATTTTATTGAAAAAACTATTGACTTTTGTTTTTTTTATGATAAACTACTCTTGCAACATTAAATCACACTACATAGAGAATGTCTAATAAGCCTTGCGACAGCTTTTGTTGCAAACATTGATCAACTCGTAGTGTGGTTGATCCCTGTCGTAAGGCTTACTGGACATTTTATTTTTTAACCATTTTTTTATGATCAAGTTAGCAAGAAACGGTTCTTTTGAATATATCAAAGAAGCGTCTTGAAAAAAGATTACAGCAAAATATCTAAAGGAAAAAGATATATGCTTATATAGAACCCCACACTATTATAGGGTGGTTGTAAGGATTGAATGAGATGATGTTTATTACTTAGATGAAAAGGCATTCCCTTGAGTGTGTTCAAAGTCTCATTTTTGTCGTATGTGTCCCACTATTATTACTAAAGAAGAATTACAATTCTTAGGGTAATATTTATTTTTTAACTTTTTTATTATGGAAAATAATATCATTAAACTATGTAGCCTTTATATTAGGCTAAAAACTGATTGCGATAAAATAAATAGAATATTTCAATGAGATTATGATAATTATGAGTATTTAGACGATATAATATTAGATCTAATTTGATTTAAAGAGGATAATACAAATTCTGCTTATGACGAGAATTGAGAATTAAAGAAATGGCTAACTAAAAAAGATATATTCTGTAGAACAGAAATTCATGAGACAATGTGGGAAGTGACTAATAATTGAGGAAGTTGAGAAGATTTATATAAGACTCTAATATTACAAAAGAAAGGATAATATTTATTTTTTAACTTTTATATTATGGAAAAAACAACATGAAAAATAACTTCTAATGATTGAGGTTATATAGAGGAAAAACATTTATTTACATATAACGAAGAAGAAAAACAAGAGAATGAAATAAATAGAGAAAATGCTAAAAAGTATTGTAAATATTTAACAATACCCAGATCTATTTTTGAATTATGATTATCTTGAAATGAAGCAATATTATATGCTTTTATGAGTAGTTGGATATGAGATTGAACTAGGTTTTATTTTACAAATAATCAATTATCTAAATTATTTAATATTTCAATTGACACAATTACTAGAATAACTAAATCTTTATCAAAAAAATGATTAGTAGAACTAGGTTATAAAAGGAAGTCTAATTGATGACAAATTAGATTTATTAATATAAAAAGCCCACTCCTTAAAATAAGGAGTAGCAAATCCGCAAAATACGGAGGAAGTATTAATAATATAAATAATAAAAAAGAAATATATAAAGAAAAAATAAAACAGGATGAAATTGAATGAATAGAAAATTTAGATAATTACGAGAAATGATTACTTCTTAGATTATATAAAGATTTTGATTATTCTCTCAACATGGATGATACAGAAACATATTCAGAATGGTTTAAACGGACTTTATGATATTTATATACACAAGCCTGAATCTTCGACATTCAAGCATTTAGGTTATTATATACCGAATGGAGAATGTATTATGTAGACAAATGAAAAGAAATTAAAAACCCAAGATCAAGTTTTAATAACTGGGTAAAAAATAGTTTATCATATAACAAATAAATTATGGAACACTTACAACACCAAAAATATTTAATATCATGATACTTACAAGAATGAGTTCATGATAAAAATCTAGAACCAGAATTGTTTGGATCTTATAAAAACGCTTATATTTTTATGAGAGATAACTGAGTAAGTATACAGCCAGAATTAACTAAACAGTTTAAATGAAACTCATATGAAATAGCCGAACTATGGAAAGATAATTATAATGCTACGTTCTTTTTACATAAGGATTATTATATAAAAAAACTAAACGAGTGGTATGCTGGAGAAAAATTTAAGAATATTACAGATACAACAGTTAAAATAAATAAGATGCAAAAGTTTTTAGATAAGGTTAACGTAAAGAAAACTAAAGATATATGACATATAACTGACGCTATAAATCAATTCAATACACAACAAGAAAAAATAAAAAAAATATGAAGACTATGAATTTGTAGCCCTTTTCCTTGTTTAGATAAAATAACACAATGAATTATATCTTGAAAAGTTTATACAATATGATGATTCAGTAATTTATGAAAATCAAAGTTATCATATCATTATGCTAGCCACTTTATTAGTAAATGACATAAGGTTTTATACTTTAGTTTAGAAGTAGAGAAATGGCTAGTTTTAGCTAATATAATGGCATCATTTTATGAATTAGATTATTCTGATGTAATAAATAACATAACCCCAGATAAAGATGATTTTGAAAACTTAAAAATTTATCAAAATATATTTAATTTACGTGAAATTGTAAGCATTATAAAAGAACAAAAGGCAGATATAGTTTTTATAGATTTTATACAAAATGTAAAAGCAGACTGAAATAGTGAATATGAAAGGTTAACTAATGCTGCACAAGATATACAAAAAGCTGCAATTGAATCTTGAAGTACGATATTTAGCTTATCACAGGTTAATAACGAAAGCAGATTTAAATGATGATCTAATGTTATGCTTAAATGATCTTGATCAATATTTGCGTCAAGTGATGTTATTTTAGTATTATACAAAGACTCAGAATTAAAATTAACAATAGCAAAAAATAAATTCTGAGAAGCCTGAGTTAATTTTTTAGTCAATGTTGATTACAAAAAAAACATATTTAAACTATCAAAAGAGACGATTTAAGAGACTTTATAAAGAAAATGGATATAGATAAAGGTAAAGAAGTTTAGTGTGCTTAAATAGCTAAATAACAACGATTAAAATCAAAATGGGTAACACATGCGAATCGTGATTAGAAAATAAATCCCATTATATATTTTATAACTTAATGTCAAGCTTATATGAAAATAATAATAACTGATCATTTTAAGGAAAGAGCTAAGGAAAGACTTAAACACCATGATTTAGATTGGATTGAAAGATCTTTTAAGCAATGAATAAAAATGCATAAAAGGCATAAGAAAGGAGTTTTTATTAAAAAGGCAAGTCATTCAAATTCAGATGGTGAGGTATATATCTTAATATGGAAGGAATTAAAATACTATTTTAGCAAGAAAAATTGAGATTGGATTTTAATAAGCTTTTGAATACGTATAATACAAAAAGAAAAGGAGTTTATATTTTAATTTTTAAGTATGCGTAATTACTCAAAGTATGGTAATAAGAAAGTAGAATTCGATTGAATAAAGTTTGATTCAATTAAAGAAAAAAACAGATTTTGTGATTTAAAAATATTAGAAAAAGCTGGAAAAATTAGCTCTTTAGTATTACAACCAAGCTATGTTTTACAAGAAAAATTTAAAGATAATTTGGGGAAAGCAATAAGAAGCATTAAATATAATGCCGATTTTTCCTATAAAGATAATAATACTTGAATGTTTGTAGCAGAAGATGTTAAGTGATCAAAAAAAATATTAACAGAAGCTTTTAAAATAAAATTTAAACTTGCAAAATTTAAATATCCTAATATAATATTTAAAATAGTATACTAAACTACTTTAAAGTGTCCTTCAAAATGCTAGGTAGTAATGAAGGACCGCCTAGCGTTTATTTTTTTATATAAAAACATTGAAAGAAATTTGGAAAGAAATAGAATGATTTAAATGATATTATTTTGTTTCTAATTTATGAAATATAAAAAGCCTTAAAAACTGACGATGGGGTTTTTGAAAAGAAAAAATACTTAAAAAATATACCCATAACAAAACATGATATGATTACATAACGTTTTTTTGTAAAAAATATTCCGTTCATAGAATAGTAGCAAAAACATTCTTATTATGAAACTGAATAAAAAATTATATAAAACTAGATGTTAATCACAAAAATTGAATAAAGACAGATAATCGTGTTGAAAATTTAGAATGGTGTACAAGAAGTGAAAATCATAAACATAAATATAGAGTATTATGACATCCAACAAGAAGTATTAATAAATGATTGTTTTGAAAAAAACATCCTCAATCTAAAATGGTTTTACAACTTGACTTAGAATGAAAGGTAATAAATAATTATTTTTGAGCTAGAGAAGCATCAAGGAAAACATGAATAAGTTATCATTGAATTTACAGCAATCTGTTAAAGAGATCAAAAAGTTCTTGATGATTTATTTGGAAATATATAAATTAATTTTTTTTGTTATGAAACCACTCATAAACCAAAAAAAACAGCTAGCTAAGACCTGTGAAGAGATTAAGAATGAAATAATAGGTTTTAATTGATACCTTCACTGTGAGCATTGCTGAAGAAGTAATCCAATGGATTTCCATTTTCATCACCTTGTCTATAGAAGTGAGGCTCCTAAACATAGGAATCTACACGATAAACTTAATATAATTTTGCTATGTGTAGACTGCCATTGTCTATTTCACACCAAGAAGAGTACAAGAGATGATATAGTCATAGATCGTGAATTATGGACCCTCTTCCCAGAATATCTTAAAAAGGAACACTTCTGTTCTAATATATTGAACAATCATTGAAATAGTATTTAAACTTTCTTTCCCATCTTTATGCTAATTTGTTTACAAAGTATTAAAAAAGTATTGACAGACTATTAAAAAAGAATATAATGTTCATGACTCAATATTTTACTTCTTAATTATTTTCTTATGGATACTATTTATAATTCAGAGCTAGATGAATTTATAGATGTAGAGAGAGAGGAATATAATGTAACAGCCGTAGAAATCTTTGAAGAAAGATATGAACAGTTAATGGATATGTATATGGATTCGGCTTCAGGTAAATAATATTTCTTAACTTAATTATTATGTATAAATTTACAGTACCATATGGTATAGAATATGAGGTTGGAGATATAATAACAACCGACGAATGAATCAAGATAATACTATGTTCAGACACACAAACTAATACGTGATTAGATATTAATGGAATAGTAGTATTAGACACTGACTACGACATGTTTGACAAAAATCTGTCTAAGAATAACTCCGCTGTAGTTATAAAGTTACAACTACACTTTGAACAACAGGAGGAATTTATAAAAAGAAAACAAAAAGAGTTCATGACTAAGCGTAAGAATAGAGTATTAGTATAATTTATTTCCTAACTAATTATTATGAAAAAAGAATTTATAATAAATCTACAAGGTAAAGACTTCGTTAAGTTTGAATGATTATTAAATGAGTTTCATGAGAACGGATGAAAGTCTATAACGACAGAGATATTAAATCTGGAACCATTTATAGTAAGAGCTACAGCTACTTGAGAGAAATGAACTTACACATGAATGGGTGACGCTAATGACGATAATGTCAACAGGATGATATCTAAACATAAGATAAGAATGGCAGAGACTAGAGCTATAGCTAGAGCATTAAGATGGTATAATAATATCTGAATGTGTTCTGCTGACGAAATGGGAGGAAATGATAGTTCTCCTATAAAAGAAACTAAAATAAAGCCTGCTTGAGGTGATTATACATGTACTAGATGTTCACATATTAATAGAGAAGTTAAACTACTTTCTAGTAAATATGGCGACTGATCTTACTTCTTCTGTAGTGAATGTAAAAAATCTTCTCCAGCCAGCGCTCCTATATTCGAATGAGAAGATTTAAGTAAAATGCCATTTTAATTCTTAATTTTTATAGTATGGATTTTTATAATGTAACTAAAAAAAGTATAAAAAAAGTAAGCAGAAAACAATTAGAAGATATTGTTTATAGGCTTTGCACAAAAAACATGTGGAGTTGAGTAACAGGCTTAAGATCAGACACAATTTATAAAATAAAGTGAGAACAAGAACTTTGAATATTTCAATGATGATGAACTGCTACAGAGTTATTAGTTAACTTCTTTAATCAATATCGAAGATGTATTGTTTCATGAGAAGATGTTCAATATTTAAATATTGAAAGAGCCTTAATACAATTAATTGAAGACTTAGGCCATTAATTTTAATTCTTAACTAACAAGCTATGATCGGAGAAAGAAAAAAATGTATCGAGTATTTGATACAAGCTAAAGATTGAAAGTACAGGGTAGAACAAGTTAAGAATGTTCGTACTATCCCTCAAAATCGATATTATTGGGGTGTAATGATGCCTATACTATGTGATCATTTCTGATATACTCCAGAAGAGATGCATTCAGCATTAAAAATTCATTTCCTAGTAGATGTAAGTGGTAAATTACCAATAATCAAATCTACTAAAAAAATAACCACTAGTGATTTTATAAAGTATGTAGAATCTATACAAAGGTGGGCAGCACAGGATTATGGATTATATATTCCAGACCCAAATGAAATTTATTCTTAACCTTTAATTATGAAAACTAGTGAATTAATTACGTTATTAGAACACGTACAAAAAGATAAAAAAGAGTTCTGACACGGTATCTTAAAAGAGATAGCCACACGTTCATTAATATCTTATAATACTCTATGGACTATTATACATCGAAAATCTTGTTCAGTTTCTACAAAACTAAAAATAGAACAAACATTAAAAGACTTACATATTATTTAATGGAGTGGATACTATATGTATATGCGTTTATAGTATTGATATTTATATTAATATCGATATGAAGTTAAAAACAAAAACAAAATTTATTATTAATTATTATCATATGAAAAATGTACCAATAACAATATTATCTGATGAAGAATGTCAGTTAGAGTTTGAAAAAAATAGAAGAAGAACCATTGAATTAAGATTAATGAAATTAGCACAAACAAGTAATTCAAAGATATCTAAATTAAAAAAAGTTGTAGTAGGATTAGTTACCTTTTTAGTAGCTTTATGATTCTGGGGACAAGAAAGTGTAGAAGCTTCAGGATTAACTGATACACGTATAAAAAAATATTGTCATACTCATCCTTTATCTAAAGATGTAGTACATACAAATCATTTACTTGCTAATAGGTGTACAGCTATTTTACAAATGCAAGTAAGAATAGAAACTAAAAGATGTGCTGTATGAACATGACACAGATATAATAATTGTTTCTGATTTAGAGGTTGATATAAAAAATCATGGAATAGAGACTATTGATTAATTAGAATAAGAAATTGATTCTTAGTGTTTAATTCTAAAAATAATAGTATACGTTTTGCAGTAGATAGATTTTATAGAATAGATAGATACAAGAAATTAAAAACTATAGTATATGGTTGATCATACTACCATTATAGAGACCAAAGATATTATAGAGCGGCTCCGTTTACACAAACAGATCAAAGAACGTATTTAGAATATCTTAAAACTCATTATTGGAAATTTTATCATAAAAAATAAAAAACCCTTGAATCAAAAAAAATATGTGGTATGATTATTGTAATAACAGTAACCATACCACATAATGAAGACTAATGAATCACCGTCAAAAGATGATTTATTAATAATTAATGAAAAAATACAAAAAATAAAAACATTAAAAGAAGAAATTTCTAAAGAGGCTGAAGAGTGTATTTTTTTTGTTAAGCCAGTATTTAATTTTTTAATAAATAAACAAAACCGAAAATTAAAGCATTTATATAAGATAAAGCTTAAAATTTTAACTATATTATCTGACGATAATAAATACTAAAAGCTTCTAATAATTTAATTCCTAACTAACTAATTATGTTTTCAGAAGAGCATGGTGACTTCATAGACCTACTATGAAAAAAGAAAGATCTAAAATGATTATTAATACAAAAAAAACTTATTGATTTTGTTACAACTAAAAAAAATAGTGAACGATTAGAAAAGTTGAATATAAAAATTCAATTAACCATTAAAGAAGTCTCTAAAGATATTAATATATTAACCCAACTTCTTTGAAAAACTATAACAGAAATTAATAATAATACGAATGATTCAACAGAATTACTTGAATTACAGTATATAAGGAATGAAATATTATTTATATTACATAGATCTTATTAATCATCTAATAAACCAAGTCTATCTAATATTCACATAAACTGCCCTCTAGTTAATCAATCATTAGGCTTAAATGATCAATCTTGAAATCATTTAACTATTCATTTGTGTTTAGCCTTTTTAATAGCTTTAGCAAAAGGTTGACCTTCGTCTACGTCTTTAAATATCATATTGTGTTTTTGATTAAAAAATAAATATCAGTATTCAAAAAATACTCAATTCTGAATTAACTCCTTGAAGTACTTTAATGTATATATGTTAAACTTAACTAATCCAGTGTAGTTGTCTATTACTTGTATCGTAAATAAATTATTAACACCTTGTGAAAGCTTTGTTGAAAACTTTTTTCTTATACGTACAGCATGTGAATAAGTTGTTCTTCAAAACTTTGTTCAACCTAGTACTCAATCATCATTTTTATCTTTATTGTAATTTGAATTACCGTTATATCAACACATAACACTATGTCATGAATTTAATATAGACATAAGATCTTCTCACAATAATTTAATTCTATAAGTACTAAGTTTATCATTATTTATATCATTCCATTCTTTACGTACTAAATCAACTGCTTTATAAAAATACCACCCTTGATAAGGATCAGCTCACAAATCTATAGCTTTTCTCCATATTTCTTTAAGTTCGTTTCTTTTATAATTATATCTAGTTAAATCACTAATACATCATATAGCAGCCATTATAGTACAACAATAATTTCAAATAAGTTTTTGATTATATTCTATAGGTTCTAATTTATTACCATTACGTATTTCAAATTTAGTAGATGAATCAGTATTACCTCAAAATATATAATCTTTATAACTAGTTTTCTTAATCAATCATCAATATTTTATAGGGGCTTCCATATTTATAGTTAGTTAAATTATAAAAAAAGGCAAGGATATTATCCCTACCTTTTAAGAAGTGTTTTAATTTCTGACAATACAGTATGTGTATGTTTAGCTAATTCTACCACTTCTCCATGTTGTCTTTCTGAATGTTCTCGCCAATCAGATCGCTCACTACTATGAGATATTTCTTTTTGTGATAATTTTAAATCATTTCTATATATAATCCAAACAAGAACTATTACTAATAATCATACTGCTCCCATTTGAGATGCTAAATCTATTATTACTCATTCCATTTAGATTTGGTTAATAAATTATATTCAATTTTTTTATATTCATCTATCATTCTACCTATAATTTTCCTTTCTTCCTCATTATTTTCATAATAATATTCTTGTCTTAAAGTGTTAAGCCGGTTAGTTACTTCTATAAGATTTTTTGTAGAATATATTTTTTCTAACTCTATTTTTGTAAGATCAAAATCCGCACGGACTTTCATATTACTCTCCCTTATTTAGAGTTTTTCACATAATTGTTTACGCCTATATTCAGCATCTTTAATTAATGTAGATATATATTGTTTAGTATTTACACCCCTATGTTGATTATCATCTCTTAAATGATTAATAAAATCATTTAAATCATTTAATTCATCAATAATTTCACTCCTTCTTAATTGTTTAGCGTTATTATATTGTTTACATAAACCATTAAAGTAATTCATTATTTTTTCAACCATTTATTCCCCCTTCTAATTTTATGGTGAAAATTGTTTTTATATTTATTACATGTAAATATTGTAATTACTATCATATTACTCACCAGAACACTGCTTGTCAACAAAATATTCTTTTATACCATAAAAAAACTTAACATACCCCATAACCGTAAACGCAGGTAATAACAATAAAGGAAAAATATAATTTTCTTTTATTTGCTCTTTAGCAAGATTTATATTTTTTTTAAAACGTCTTCTATTTTCAATTTTTCTAATCCTTTTTTCAAGTTTTAGAATTTTTTTGTGAATCTCTTTTGATATCATTATCATCTCCTTTCAAATCACGTTGACGTTTTCATATATAAGCCAGTAAAGGTACAGAAAATGCTGATATTACAGCTTGAAAACTAAAGTCTAGTCATCAAGACAACACACTAAGAATATATCCCGCTACCGCATACATACCTATTTCTAAAGCACGAGCTAACGCTGGGTTATTCTTAGATATTTCTCATATTATTTTAATGTTCATATATTTATATTACATAATAAATTAATTAAATCAATATTTTTATTGCTGGTTAAGTAAATATTCTATTTCATCTATAGTTCTTATAGCATCTCTAGCTAACATATAATCTAAATCATGTCTTCATTTATCTAACATAATATTAGCTAGCTTTAATTCATATAATAATTCATCCGAAGTATTTCATACATATTTTTTTATTCTGTTTTGATCCATATATATTAAGAAGGAATTATTCTAATCATAAAATTACCGTTTTCAAATGTATTATTTTGTGTTGTAACTATTTGTAATATAGTTCATTCACCATCTCATCAGGCTATAGAAGTAGATAAATTAGCCCGTTTCCAAGCTCAGTTTTGATTATTGATTACACTGTCTTCTGTAGAATAATCAGTATTCATGTCTGTTATAGCTGTAGGCGGTGTAGGGTCTGCTGCTGCATTATAAGTCCATCAAGTAGCTTTATGGTGTAATAATGAAACATTAGCACTAGCATCTGTAGCTCATCATCTCCATGTAGCCTCAAATCATTGTATTTCAAAATTATTATTGTTATTATCCCAATATTTAGATAATCACCAATTACAAGTTTTAGCTGTTCAAGATGTATGATCTATACTTACTGCTCATATCCATTTTTTATCTGTTTCTACATAATCTCATACAGAAGCAGGGTGTGTAAATACTACAGCTTCTGTATCACTTGTAGTTCTAACTCACGCATCTGTTACACTTGTTCATGTAAATGTTACAGTTAAGGTGTCGACCGTAGCTGCTCATAATACTAAAAACGCATGTGCTCAATATGCTCAATTAGCAGTTCATATTGTTTGTGTAGCAGTAAAATCATTATTAGTTCATGAAAATATATAATATCATCATATATAAAAAGTACCACTTCATCATCAAGGACTTGTAAAAGACCATACTTTTTCACTTGCTTGAAAGTTTCTT